GTCTCGGACGTGCTCGAAGACGGTATCCGCCTGGGCGCGCGCCACGGCGTGGGCTCGGTGTCGGTCCCGGCCACCGGGTTCGGCGATGTCGGCGAGACCGTCGACCTCGGCGAGCTTGAAGAGCTTGGATGGCACATCGAAGCCGCGGACACCGCGCCGCAGAGTTACTCCGAGAAGGTGACCAAGTTAAGCGGATTAGCGCAGGAGGCGCCGCAATTAGCGCAGAGTATCGGGCTCGGCCATCCGATTAACGCCGGAGCCACCAAGGCATATTTCGGTGTCGATGAATTTTATGCGCCGGGCGAGTTCATGTTCCAGATGGTCATGAACCGCATTCAGAAACTGCTCGCCGAGCCGCCGATTCCGCCGCAGATGGATCCGATGACCGGTGCGCCGATGGTCGATCCGATGACCGGCATGCCGGCCGAGGAGACAAGCTCGGTGCAGCCCGATCCTTTCCTCGATCAGGACCACGCGACGATCGCGACGATCATCCGCGAATGGTGTATGTCACCGGCCGGGCAGCAGGCCGAGCAGGACGAGTCGAAGTTCTTCCAGAACGTCAAACTGCATGGCATGGCGCAGGACCAGGCCGCGCAGATGGCGGCGATGGCGATGCAGCCTCCGCCCGAAGAAGGTGCGGCGCCCGCTGCCCCCGCGCAATAATCTCGTGTTATAAAAGATGGCAATGGAAGAACCCGGAGCCCTGGCAGCGTCTTCTACTCCTGCTGCCACGAGTATCAGTGCCGAAATCGATTCATTGTTTGCCGATGCCGGAAGTGAATCAAGCGAGACGGAATCGGCTGCGAGCGAGACGGAAAGCTCTTCCACCGAGACGGCCGGCAATCCGCAGGACTCGACCGTCCAGCCGCCGTCACCCTCCGACTTCGAGCCCGAAGGCACCGAGCCCGCGGTTGAGACTAAGGCTCCCGCCACCGCTCCCGAGCCGGTAGAAGCGGCGCCCGAGGTTCCCGAGGACGAGCGCGGCGGCGAAGAGTACGAGCAGCGCGGCAAGAAATGGATCCGGTATCCGGAAGCGAGAGGCAAGGAAGTCTTCGCCGGGTATCAGGCTGCGCGCACGCTCCAGAAGGAATTGAGCCTGACCGGGCCGATGACTCCGGAAGTGGTTCAATCGCTCGCCAACGACCGCAAGATCCTCGACGGCATCGATTTCGACCTGATGAGTCCGGACCCGGCCGAGCAGGCCAGGGCGTTCCGCTACCTCTTCAATACCGCTAAGAAGGCGCATGACGGCCAGCACACCGCGCACAACCCGCACGCGACGATGGCCGATGCCTTACTCGACGCCGCGGCGAAGACGGCGCCCGAGGTCATCCACGGGCTCGAGCAGCGGATCACCGCGCACACCTTCGACAAGCTCTATCGCAAGGCGCTCGCCGCCGGCCTCGACACCGAAGCCGGGCAGCACTTGCTCTCCTCGGTCCAGCGCGCCGATCAGGCGCTGACCGGGCAATACCGCAAGCGGTCAGAGCTTACGGGCGCCCAAGCCGCCCAGGCTCCCGATCCGCTCGCCGCTGAACGAGCCGAGCTCCAGCGGCGCACGCAAAGTATCGAACAGGACGAGAACAACCGCGCGCAGGCGCAGTGGGATGAGTGGGGCCGGGGCACCAAAGCTGCCGCCGAGGCTGCCGTGGACGGTAGCATTGCCAACATCCTCAAGCCGGTTGCCGCCTCGTTGAAGAATTTTCCCCAGACGCAGAAGAACGTGGAAATACGCCTGCTGTCTGAGGTTAGGGAAGCAATCGCTCAGGATCAGAAGTTTGGGATCGAGCGAGAGCGTTGTATCAAGCAAGCCTCGATTGCCGGAAGCGAAAGTGTCCGCGAGAGTTGGCGTGCGCGTCTCGTTAATCTATACACCTCAAAGGCAGATCAGATCCTTCGTGAGAGGGCTCCTGCGATTCTGTCTGAGTCCGCCCAAGCCGTAAAGGCGAAGAGCGATAAGACTCACGAGAGGTTGAAGGGTACGCAGCAGCTACGCGGAACGCCGGGCGGAGGAGTTGCTCCGAACGGCACGACGGCGCCGGCCACTGGCGGCGGTAAGTTCGACTCGCGCTCCTGGGCACAAGAGTTCGAAGCCGCTTTCAACTAACTGACGTTTTCATTTCGCGTGGCCTTTTTCTGACTCATATCAGGGAGAAAAACCGTGGCCACAGATCTCGTTTTCGCGCAAATGGAAAAAGTTGCGCCGAAGCTGCCCGACTGGTTCGGCAGGTTCGACACGATCGTCAATATGATCAACTCCAAAGCGGATGTTGAGAAGGTAAGTGAGCGTGATTTCAGAGCTACTTACCTAACCACAAATGGGGGCAGAGTCGGAACGTATAATCCTGACGGCGGCGGTCTGGGATTGGGTTCCGCACAAGAAGGCGGTGTGATGATCACCACCTATTTCCCATTCAGTTTTCGCGGGCAGATCACGCAACTGGCGAGCCGCGCCACTGCGGCCGCGGAGCAGTCCCGGCTCCAGGGCTTCAAGAAACTTTTGAAGACCATGATCCCCGACTTCGCCGATTTCATCGATCGCGCGTGGCACATGGGCGACGGCACCGCCGTCCTCGGCACGGCCATCTCGCAGTCGACGGTAGGCGGCAAGACCGTGTATGTCATGGACACCACCAATGGCGTGCAGGGCTTCAGGCGCGGGGAATGGTACAACGTGTACGACGCCGCGCTGGCGGCGCCGCTCGCGGGCGGTCCCTTCAAATTGGCGTCGATCAATTACGCCACGCGCGCACTGACGTTCGCGGTTACCATCGCGGGCGCCGGAGCCACCAACAAGATCGTGTTCGAAGGCACGTCCGGTGCTACGCCGGCCGGTTTGAAAGGGTTGTTGTACCACAACAACACCGCCACTTCCGGCACCACCCACGGCGTCAACCGAGCCAACGAGCCCGAGATTTTGGTCAACGTGCGCGACGGCGGAGCTTCCGTTCCGACCGTGCAAATGGGCATGCAGATTGCTCACCAGATCATCGAGCGCAGGAAAATCGACCAGGGCACGCCGAGCGGCATGATGTGCCTGGTGAATCAGAAACAGCAAGCCAATATTCGCCAGAACGTGTGGGACATTTCCAACTACGATTTGTCCAACGGCAAGGTGAATGCGGACCTGATGCCCAAGGTCGACATGCGGTTCATGTTTGCCGGAATTCCGGCGTGGGTGGATCCGCACCAGGCCACCAATCGCATCGATTACATCACCCCGCAAGACTGGTCGATCGCCGAAATCGACCCAGTGGGATGGTTCGAAATGAATGGCAACAAACTGTTCCCGCTCTATGCTTTGGACGGCTCGCCGGCTGCCACGGCATGGTTCGCGCTGTACGTTCTGCGCGACTACTTGTGCCAGAATTTTGGCAACGCGGGCGTGATTTACAACCTCGCCCAACCGACCTATTAGGCAAGGTCGAAGCGGCGCCGGGATATGCCAGTCCGGCGCCGCAAATTATCCAACTTCAACAAGATCCAGGGTTTCGTCGAACTACGTCGAACAATCTCTAACAATCTGGAATTGACATGGAACCAAAACTTCTGGCCGAATTGAACGGCCGGCTCGCCGCGGAATTCGGCCGTAACGATTTCGGCGAACCCAATTACAAGTGGAGCCTCACGCAGGATCTGGGAGGCTTCGAACACAAGGGGCACGCCGCGCCCAAACAGATCGTCAGTCCTACCGGAGAGCCGCTCTGGGCGGTAGAGAGCCGCTTCGAGCGTTTCACCGTCGCAGACATTGTGGGCAAGGACCGCTGGGCGCTTTCCAAGTGGACCTACATGCGCCGCGGCGAGTGGGTGGCCATCTTCGGCACGTCCTGGCCCTGGCCCGCGCGCGGGGAGTATCACATGGTTGGTTCGCCCATGCCGGAGGGCGAAGAGCCCTGCGAGAAATCGACCGAGGCTATCAGCTACCACCTCGCCCGTCACCTGGGGATGACGATCGACGACCATGAGCAGGAGGCTCTGGTCAAGCTCGACGAGAAGAAGCGCGCCGAGCGCGGCCCGGTCGAAGACGAGATCCACGATTCATTTTTCGCGTTCGATCACTTGCCCGGCGCCAAGGATCACGTATCGCTT